AAAACTTGCAGCTATTTTCATCTTGCACGGGAGGAGAGGCTCGAAGTACAACGACGTTGTGCCTGTTCCTTATGCTTATTGACTGTTAACATCTTACGGCTTATACCATGGTTAAATGAATAATTTTCAGTGTCCGAGATTTGTCCGAACATAGGCCAATATAAGATAGGAGTAATTGTATATTTATTTTTGTGACTCAAAATCTGTATATTTATAAGTATATATATCGTGCCTATGATTTTTTAGTTTTAAAATCTTCTTTATTATGTTGTTAAGACTATTTATTGTGTTTTCTATTTCTACATCATCTATTTCGCTGAATGATTCTGTTAATGTTCCACTTTTTAATATTTGAGTTGCCATTCCTATTGGGTGTTCTTGCCCTGCTACAGGGTCAGGCATATGATTACCTTCTACCAAAATTTCTAATTTTGAAATGTAATTATGGAACTTATTCATTAAATCATTTCGCTCTATTTCTCTAATAATTTTCATGATACATTAAAATTTTGCTGTTACATATTCTATTTCTCCAAACCTGACCCGCTTGCATCGGCACATCCAGCAGGTGTGTCCTGATGGGCAACAATTTTTTTCATTTCAGCAATTTGCCCTTCAAGTCGTCCAAGTTCACGGTTTAATTCTTCGTTTCTTGTTTTTAATTCTTTATTTTCTTCTTTTAAATGCTGAAAAAGGGCATTTGTAGGGTCTGGGGTTATAAACTTTTCTCCTTTTCCAGTGATAAGCCACATGATATTGACTTGAGGGTATGTGATTAATATATCATTCAGCACTCCAGAAGTAATATCATTGTTTAAACTTGTCACATAGGTTGATGTACGGCCTATGCTGATGGAAAATTCACGCCGTGATAGATCTAATGCCTCACAAAGAGCAATTAACCTGTCTCGAACAGCTGATGATTTTTGTTCTGTATTCATAATAAAAGTTAATTGAATTATATATAGTTCATATTTTGTTTGTTTTTAAACTATATATCATTCATATTTGCATTGTATTTTAAATCACACGAAACAAATGTACAAAGAAATCGAAATCCCTGCAATAGCGAAAAAACGCTATTACTTTAAAAAAGGCTATCGTCAAGTTACTATAGCCCAGAAAGATGAAGTTCGTAAGAACTTGATGGATGCATTAGGCATTACGCGTTACACTTACTTTTCGCACTTACTTAATAGTGGTATTGTGGATATTACTATGTCGAAGTATGAAATAATCACTGATATTCTTCAGAGATATGGAGTGGTTGATATTTGGGAGATTGTTCCTGAAGATCAAAAAATACGATGATATGGCTGCATTGTCGAATAGAGAAATACAGATCGCGGAACGTATAGCTTGGGGGGCTTCCCAAAAAGAAGTTGCTGATGATCTTGGTATTTCTCGCTATACCGTGGATAATATTCTTCGTAAGATATATCAAAAACTTCATATCGGTAAGATAAATGAGCTGTCTGCATGGTGGTTCTGCACGCACTTCAACATTAGCTTTGAGCTATCACCTTTAAAGCGTGCTATTGGTGCAGTGGCTTTGGTTGTTTTGATAATCTTTAATGATTTTATTTCAGATGGCTCCTATTGCCGTAGTCGAGGACGAAAAGTAAAAACGGAGGAATTGGTGCGCTTGAAAGAAGTAGCTTAATTATTTCTTTAATACATGGGCGATAAGTTAATAACAAAGTAGAAATGAAGGAGAAATATTTAGCAATTGAAATTCATGGCGAAATATTCGTCATGAATAATAATGATGAATTAGGAGAGCTGATAGATAAAGATATACCGCATACGATAATTGGTCGAGTATGTACTGAAGAATGTAATACAACATGCTTACATTATCGTGGAGGTACGTGCCCCTGTAAGGCTATGAAAGATATTCATGGGTATTTAATTCATGTTTTTGTTTGATTCAAATCAAAGAAAAAAGGAGCTAAATATATGGGAAAGATTATAGGTGCAAAGGTTCGAACTCTTTGCCAATTAAAAAACAAAGGTGGAACGGTGATTGAAAAAGGGGAAGTCTGTACCATTGTTCAGAGTTACAGAGGCTATGGCATACGTACCGATGATTATCGACAAATAAACAGAGTTGATAAATCACAAATAGATTTTATCAAACCACTAAAACCAAAAAGAATTGTAGTTGCTCCTGATGAATATGAAGCTATCCGGTTTGCACTTTCGGAGATAAAGGTTTCTGTTGGTTATGGAGATTTCTCGGAAGAACAAGCAGAACTATATAAGGCAAATGAGGTGCTACTCCGCAACCTTTTAGATAAAATCAATAACGCATAATTAAATAAAAAGGAATAAAATGAAAAAGCAAGATTTTAAGAAGAGTTTCCCTGACGTATGTGTGCAGGAAATAACTTTTGAGAAAGTTATATCTCGGAGAGATATAGAAGATAAGGTTATCAAATTAGTAGATGGACTTCAAACCGGATTGTTAGGTTATGAATCTGCCGGCAAAGAGCTGAAGGTATTCACCAGTTATCGGTTCAAAGACAAATTGGATAAAATGGTTAAGGGAGAGCAGGTTCTTGACGAGAACACCGGACTTGTTGGTATAATCACGAGTGAAGAGCCATTTGTGTGTAGCGCTGAAATGTGTGTAAGGGTTAACTTCGGTGAAAACTCTGATGTATATGCTTGTACTTATTTTAAATAAAATAAAAACAGGAATTATATGATAGTCTTTGATACCCCCAGAATAATCAAACATGAAAAAGGTAAAGTTTACCTTAAGTCACGTGGTATGAATAAGAATTGTGGAATTTTTTGTGATTACTCTAAAACCGAAAATCTTGTCGAAATAGAAGAGCCGTCCGGTGAACGGTGGTGGCTTGATATTGCACCTTTCTTCCGCGATTACAAAATCAGCGTAGGAAAATGTATAGGAGTGGTCATTGGTACTAATGTAAAGACCTATCAGATACGCTCAATAGAAAATAGGAAGGTTAGGGGATGTAGCTACTTGTATGCGTTGTTGATCTCGCTTGATACTGAACGGCAATTGGATATATCTAAAGACTATCCCCTTAATAAAGAGGAACATGATTTGGCCATGCCATTTGGGAACAAGGTCGGTCTTCCATTTTAATTCAATACAAAAAAAAATGAGCAAGAATGAACTTGAACGTGGAGGTAAATTACGACTCCTTAATCCTGAAAAATATAAAGGATATGCTTGTCATCCAACAGAGGACAGAACCATTAGACAGGTTTTAAACGCTACTATTGAAAGAGCTACAGACATGAATAATTGGTACGATTTAGAAATAGCATTTGAAAACGATCACATTTTTGAAAGTTCAAGTGCTACGATAGGCGGGTGCAAACGAATATTTGCATTTCAGTGTTCTGCTGGCTCAAAATGGGAAAATGAGTAATTAACGAAAAACAATTTAGAAAGGAACTAAAGTATGACACAAGAAAAATTCATTACATTGTCAAAGGAAAAGGTTGCAAAATTGAATAAAGGTTCAAAAGAAGCGGAAGAAGCATGGAGAGCCGGATATCTGTATTTAGCAGAACAGCTACGCATCAGTTTCAATAACAAGACGCAACTTTACTTTTTAGAAGAAATAGAAGAAATCGTTGAGGATTCTTACGAACTTGATGAATTTGAATAACGTATAATAATAAGAAAGGAACAAGAATATGGCAAGAACAATTTATGAAAATATTGGTGTTGAATTCGTTTTGGAGGAAGTAGATGAATATGAAGCAAAAATCAAGGTTAATGACAAAACTCTGATTTATATATCCAGAGAACAAGAAACTGAATTTGAGGAAGAACTTAAAAAGTTATTCGACAAATATAGAATTTAATTTATAACTAATCAAAAAGAAATGAGATACGAATATGACACACGAGTTGTAGGAGGCGGAATAAATTATCCTTCTGACGATCATCCTTTTTTTAACTTATCCAGTGAAGCTAAGTTTGATTTGGCTGAAATCTCTAAAGAGATACAAGTCAAAATGATTAGTTTCTTAAAGAAACATCGCTATTCCTCCGGTAATCTTGAGTTTGTGATAATGGATACGGGAAGAGTGAATATTATAAACGAGAGTGGAGAAACTTTAGTCAGAGATATACCAACATGTAGAGTGGATATAAGTATAATACATCCGATGATGAAATTGTAAAGCTATTAATAATTAGAACGATGTATGTCCTTGATGACATATTAATGTTCTCTTTCCTTTGTACCCGGCCAATATTTTAGATCATGGATTTGCTTCAATATCTTCCGGACGATAACCAATCCTGGATTCCGCCTTATGTTGAGTTGATGGGAGTGGAGAGGTTGACGGAATACTATAATAAAGTATTCATTTGGCTGTATGAGATGCAGCCCGGTGAATCTTTCCGGGTACTTGAAAAGGTTAGGCCGGAGAACTATGACCTTTTCATGAAATGCGTGTATTCATGCCTGTGTGCGTTTGACTTATATGGCATATACAGCTACCATATCGAAGAACAGGGTACTGTCATTCTCAGAAGGTAGTACCTGAATATATAAATGCAATGATAGACGAAAAAATTATAGAACAAGTTTTGGATCGTGCCGACATTGTGGACGTGATATCCGGATTCGTGGAACTCAGGAAGAAAGGAGCTAACTATACTACCTGTTGTCCATTCCACCAAGAGAAGACACCCAGTTTCATGGTCAACCCCGCCCGTAACAGTTGGCACTGCTTTGGATGCGGCAAGGGAGGCAGCGCCATTGGATTCCTGATGGAGCACGAAACCATGACTTTTCCCGAAGCCGTACGTGCGCTGGGCAAGCGTTACGGCATTGAGGTCGAAGAGACACAGCTCACTCCTGAGCAAGAACAACAGCGCATGAAGCGCGAGTCGATGTTCGTCATCAACCAGCGGTGTGCCGAACATTTCCGTCAGAACCTGCTCGATGTAGCCAATCAACCAGCCTTCGAATATGTCAAAGGCCGATGGGGTTTGGAGTATGCCGAAGAGATAGGCATCGGCTTCGCGCCCGACAAGTGGAGCGACCTTCTCTCCTTTGCCAAATCGGCAGGCCTATCCATCGAGCTGATGACGGAGATGGGGCTGCTTAAGGTAGGCGAGAATGGTAACTTGTACGATTTCTACCGCAACCGTATCGTCATCCCAATCCGTGACCGATACCGCCGCACCATAGGCTTCACCGCCCGCAGTATGAACGCAGATAAAAAGGAGGCCAAGTACATCAACTCCAACGAGAGCGACATCTACCATAAGAGTGACTCCATCTTCGGCATAGACATTGCCATCCGGCAGGCGGCCAAGGAAGACAAGTTCTATCTTGTGGAGGGCGCGCCCGACGCCATGCAGTTACAGCGCATTCGGGTAAACAACGCGGCGGCGCCGTTGGGTGGCGACTGGACACCCAGCCAGATGGAACAGTTAAAGAAGTATGCTACCAAAGTCTGTTTCCTACCCGATGCCGATCCGCCCAACCTGGAGAAAAAAGAAAAATACGGTGCCGGCATCCGCAACGCCATGCGTAACGGACTACTCGCCATGAAAGCCGGGCTGGGCGTCACCGTCAAAGAACTTCCATTGGGCGAGGCGCAAAGCAAGAACGACCCCGACAGCTACTGCACCAGTATACAGAAGTTTCAGGAACTAAAGGAGGTGGACTTCATCCCTTGGTATGCACGTTACCTCTTCCAGGATATTGAGACTACCGAAGAACGCGGCCCCGCCATCAACGATATCTGCAACCTGGTGGTCATGGTCAAGGATGAGATAAAGGAGTCCATGTACATGAAGCAGCTTCAGGAGTTCTACCCCGACAAAACCCTGTGGGCGAATGCGCTGAAGCGGGCCAAAAAATTGCGCGATGCAGAGACGGCACGGAAGAACCGTGCCAACCTCGACATCGACATGCTGGGCGAGTATGGTTTCATAGAGAAGCAAGGCGGGTATTACGCACAGGGGGCGGAGTCGTGGACGCAATGGAGTAACTTTACTATGACGCCGATGTTCCACATCAAAGACTCCATACAACCAAAAAGACTATATAAAATCAAAAACGAAAAAAAACAAGAGGAGATTATCGAAATGAAACAAGAAGACTTAATATCACTGCAAAAATTCAAAATCAAAGTGGAAGGATTAGGCAACTATATATGGTATGCCACCGAAAAAGAACTGACCCGACTGAAATCATACCTGTACGAACAGACCGAAGCAGCTCTCGAAATCACTCAACTCGGATGGCAACGCCAAGGTTTCTTCGCCTTCGGCAACGGTGCCTACGACACCGAATGGCATCCGACCGATGAATACGGAATCGTCCGCCTGAACATCGGCAACTTCTACCTGCCCGGAAATAGCACCATCTACCGCGATGACATCAAGCTCTTCCAGTTCGAGCGCCGCTTCGTCCACACCACCTACAACAATGTCAGCCTGCGCGAATACAGTGACAAGTTGGTGCAGGTGTTCGGTGACAATGCTAAGGTGGGCATCTGCTTCCTACTCGCTTCCCTCTTCCGCGATATCATCGCCGGACAGACAAAGAGCTTTCCCATCCTGAACCTATTCGGACCCAAAGGCAGCGGCAAGTCCGAACTTGGCCACAGCCTGATGTCATTCTTCATCATCAAGAACACACCACCCAACATACAGAATGCCACCATTGCCGCACTGAGCGATGCCGTAGCACAATGTGCCAATGCCCTGGTGCACATTGACGAATACAAGAATAGTATCGACCTTGACAAACGCGAGTACCTCAAAGGTCTTTGGGACGGTGCCGGACGAAGTCGCATGAACATGGATCGCGACAAAAAGCGCGAGATTACCAGCGTGGACTGCGGTGTCATCCTCTCCGGCCAAGAGATGCCCACCATTGACATTGCCCTCTTTTCACGCCTGATATATCTTACATTTACCAAAACCGAATTTTCCACGGCCGAGAAGAAAGCCTTCGACCAGTGCAAGGCCATGCGTGACTTAGGTCTTTCACATCTTACTCTCCAACTGCTCCGCCACCGCTCCAAGATGGAGACCGGATTTTCCGATAACTATAACCAGTGCATGAACGACCTTAATGACCGGTTGAAGGGCGAAACTATCGAAGACCGTATCCAGCGTAATTGGGTCATACCATTGGCGGCATTCCGTACACTCGAAGCTGTGCTTGATGTACCCTTCACTTATCGCGAATTGTTGGATATCTGTGTCAATGGCATCATCCGGCAGAACCGGGAGTGCAAAAGCAACAACGAGTTGGCTAACTTCTGGAATGTAGTCAGTTACTTGCAGCAGGATGGTGAAATATTCCTCGAAGCCGACTTCCGTATAGACTACCTCTCCGGTATCAAGACCAACAAGGTGAAAGACCTCACTTTCCGCCAACCGCGCCCCATCCTGCGAATGCAAACCGACCGCATATTCATGCTCTACAAGAAGTTCGCCAAGCAGGTGGGCGATACAGCACTTCCCACTGAATCCCTGAAATTCTACATCGAGAACTCCAAAGAGTATCTGGGTGTACAGAACTCGGTCCGCTTCAAGAACATACAGAAAGGCATCGAAGTCACCAAGGAGATTGAAGTGGACGGTAAGAAATACTACCGCAAGACCAGCACCACCAAACAAGCCCTCTGCTTCGACTACGCCGAACTGATGGCAAACTATAACATCAACCTTAACATTGACACAAGTGTATCGGATGATGAAGTAGAAGAGATTACTCAGAATGACAAACTGAATACGGACGATGATTCTCCGTACATGTTCTGATATGTCTATCATAGTTATGCAGAAGCTCTTGCCTGTGAAGGTAGGGGCTTTTTTCATGGGGGAAAGAGAGGTTAAAACACCCTTTATTTTGGGGAGAAAAATGCTTCTACACTTTCTACAACTTCTACAATGTTATGAATCAATGTTTTATGCTATAAAAATGCATTCTACAAGCTTCTACAAATTTCTACAAAATGCTACTTTTCTTCATTTCTTCTACAAAACCATGCTTTGTAGATGGTTTTTCTACACTTTGTAGAAATAAGGAAAGCTCATATGTGGTTGAAATATAGTGATTTATCTAATTTGTAGAAAGTGTAGAAGTTGTAGAAGCGAAAATATGCCCGTACAGAAATGGGATAAAAACTCAGATACATGAAGTATGTATGCAGATAATTTTTTATATTTGTATAAAAATCAACACTTTAAATGACAAAGAAAGATCGATTTGTCTGCTGGCTGCCTTGCAAACCGTATGTCCGGCAGTTCCTACTGCATAATTTCAATGCTCCTGATGATACCTGGACTGAAATCGTTAACCTGTCTTCCGACAAGGAATTGCAGAAAGATTTTCTTTCCCGGCTATCCAAACCCGGACGCTACGAGAACAAATACCGCAACCTTTACCGCTATACGGCTAATGTGGCGGTAGAGATACGCCGTGATGACTTCTACCGCTATGGCTGGTCGATGTCGAACACCGAAGTGGTGGCGTTCGGTACCAAGATTGAGCGGCGGATCAAACAGATACTGTTCCTGTATCTTGATACCCATGTCAGTATGGGACTTCCGCTATCAACCGCCATCCGTAATTTCCAGACAAAGTTTGGGTTCACTGAAGACACCTGGTCTTATGATACCATCCGCAGGGAGTATAACCGACACGGATATCGGAAGACAGTGGAGAATACTACAATTTTTGATTTTATTAACCGTATAATATTGGGGAAGTTGTCCGAGTTTGGGACAATTTCCCAGCAAGGAAGATTAGCGTATGAAAGTGATAAACTATGATTTTGAAAACATCGGAGGACTGTTGCAGATGATTGCCATTCCCCCGACTTCGTTTTTGCGGATCCGCAAAGATTACAATACCGGCCTGAACTACCTGGAGCTTCGCAACCGGGAGGATATTATTTCCATACCGGTATATGCCAATGATACTTATATATATAATGAGGATAAGGAAGTGAATGATGCCGGGGATTGCTGGAATGTGTCGGTTGAAGGCGTGATTCCTAAACTTTCCTCAGTGAATCATCAGCTGATGGAGACGCTGGAGCGTGATTTGTGGTATGTGCTGGCGGTGGACGGCAATGGCGAAGTACATTGGTGCGGACAAGAAGACGCACTTATGATGTTCGCCACGAACAAGACAAGCGGACGCGCCGTTTCCGAACGGAACGGAACGTCTTTCACGTTCACCTGTGTACAGGATGAACCTACCATTTATATATCCGGATTGGAAGAACTGGAAGCGTAAAAACAACGCTTATTCCCTGTTTGACGGTGCCCTGTGTCCTTGGGTACCGTTTTTTTTGCGCTTTTCTTTGCGTAAAAAAGTTATATGAACGAGACAGTTATCACACTATTCGGCAGCATTGACCGGTATTGTTACAACAAAAATTATCTGAAATACTTTTTAGATAAGGCAAAAGGCCAACCCGTCCGCTTGAAGGTCTCAAGCTTTGGCGGTGATGTGGCCGAAGCGGTCGCCATGGCAAACCTTATATCCGAGCATGGCAATGTGACGGTGGAGTTTATCAGTTTCAATGCTTCAGCGGCTACCATACTGGCGTTCGGTGCCAATTCCATCGAGATGCATGAGGACGGTATGTGGCTGGCGCATAAGTGCAGTCTGGGCGTGGACATTTGGGGACAGCTCAATGCCGATCAGATTGAAGGTGCCATTAAGGAGTTGCAGAACAAGAAGAAGAGCGCCGAAGCCATTGACTTAATGATTGCGCAGAAGTACATCAACCGCAGCGGTAAAAGCCTGAAAGACATTATCACTCTGATGGAAGAAGAACGCTGGATGCCGGCTTCTGAAGCCAAGGACTGGGGATTCATTGACAAAATCATTCCCGGTGCCCATAAAAAGCCACAGATAACCAATGAAATAACCGACTGCTTTACTGCCATCGGTTTACCATTGCCGGTACTCAATGCTTCCGAAGCGGAAACGCAACCCAAAGGCAATGACAGAAACCTTGTTTCCCAAATCATTGACGGTATCAAAGGCCTGTTTCCTGCCAATAATAAATCTGAAGACATTTCTAATTCAAATACAGTTATTTCCATGCGTAAAGAATTTACTTTCATTAATCAGATCCTCAATAGCGAAGGCATTGAGGAAAAAGACGGTAAGATATCACTTTCCGTAGAGAACTTGCAGGCTATCAATAATGCCATCAAAGTAGCCAATGAGGCGAAAACCAAAGCTGAAAGCGATTTGGCAGCCGCCAATACAGCCAGACAGACAGCTGAAAACAATCTGACGGTAATTGTCAATGATCTCGACAGCTTGAGCGATAGCGTCAGGAATGCAGCCGACAGCAAGGCTAAGGTACAGGTTATCCGTGATATTGTGGCTAAGATACCCGGTACGGCAACCGCCAGTCATCAGGAATCGGATGAAGACAGCAAGTTTGCCGATATCGCCACGGATCCGATCAACAGTTATGAGAATGAATAACATCTAAACTATTCTATTTATGGATTTTAAAGCACCTATTGACATTACCACGGTTCTGACCGCGGTAAAAAAACACAGAGACATCCTGAAGGCGGTTGATAAGCTCGAGGCTTCGGAGGTATTGAAACATTTCACTCCGGTACCGGGCATTACCGATTCTCTTGAATTGGGCAAGATAGAAGGCGGAAGTATTTCCAGCAAGTACACCGGCAAGTTTACTGCCGGCAAGTACCTGGGTAAGATTGTTCCGCGTCGTCTGGTCGTTCGTCCCGTCGTGATGGAAATGTCCGATGAACCGGAACGTTACCGCCGCACCTACATTGCTGAGGTGCCCGGTACGCTCCGCAAAGAACATCCCTTTGAGTTGTGGCTGATCAACCACGGCCATGAACTGGCATCCAATGATTTGCTGTTTGCCATCTTTACGGCAAAATACAGTGCTGATGCAGACAAAACGGACATTCAGGACTCTTTTGACGGTATCGGTACCATTGTTACCGAAGGCGAGGCAGTCGGAGACATCTCCAGTGCTGAAGGCAACGTATATGCCACCGGTGAACTGACTCGCGCCAACATCGGCGAAAAGTTGCTGGAAATGTGGCGCCACATGCCGCGTACCTTCAAGCGCAAAAAGAACATCAAGATGTTCATTTCCGATGATTTGGGCGACATGTACGATGACTGGCGCAAAGATGAAGGTACTATCGTTATCGGATTAAAAGAAGATACTTCCGATACACAACACCTGCTCGGTTCCAATAACCGTTGCGAGCTGGTACGTATTCCGAATCTTCCCGATGGTAGCCAGTTTATCATGCTGAGTACCAAAAATAATATTTGCTACGGATTTGACAAAGAGAGCGATTTCAAGTCTATCAAGCCGTTCAATTCCGGCAATCCTTATACGTTTGATGCTGCGGGCAAGTATGTGATAGGCTTCCAGTTCGTATCAGTACATAAGTCTGAATTCTGTGTCAATGACCGTCCGGTGGATCCTGAAGGAACTAATCCGTTCGGATATATTGAAGTGACCATTACACCGGATGAAGCAATCAACAACGGTGGCAAATGGCGTATTCAGGGTGAAGAGAGCTGGCGTGATTCCGGCACGTATGTAGCGGTTCCCGGTGGTAAGGAATATACCGTCGAGTTCTTGGAGGCTGCCGGATATACCACTCCTGCTGTACAGAAGAAAACTCCTGCTGCGGGCAAGGTGGAGAAGGTGACAGGTACTTATGTTGTTAAATCTGAATAAACCCTACGACTATGGCAGAAGTAGATCCTAAATTATGTATTGCCCTTGATGATATCAACGAGGCAATGGACTGCGATAGCCAAGGTAACATGGCGGGTATTGTACCGTCCGTTATCTTCGGCTATCATGAGGACGTGGCGACGTGGCCGGACTATCCGAAAAAGACGGATGCCCCGCTTTCACTTGAGGAAGCCGGTACACTGGTTGGCGATCTGGTTATGAAGGAAGGCAGGCGGGCTTACAAGATGGATTTCACGGACGACCTGGCGGAATTCAAGATTACGGATCAGGGAGAGACAGGCGGTGAGTCGTCGCTGATGGACTTGAATATCATTTCTCCCAAGATGCGGAAGAAGGTATTCGGTTTCGAGAATGCCACCAAAGGGCGCAAGATGTTCTTTATCGTAACTGATAACAACGGCATGAATTATCTGATGGGTGACAAACGACGTGGTGCCATGCGTGCCTCAGGTGACGGGGCCACTACCGGAACAGGTAGTAGCGGACGAAACCAGAGTACGTTGCACTATACTTTCGCTACACCCGTCAAGTGTGTATATGAAGGTGACACAGAAGACATTCTTATCGTAAAGGCTGCACCTGGAGGTTGATTTTTCGTTTCTTCGTTTTGTTAGTTGCTTGTTTATGTCCGTCTCCGAATTCTTTCCGGGAGGCGGACATTTTGTTTTGTCCTATTCCGGCAATAAAAATCGCAATAGTTTTGCGTATCACTAAAAATCAACGTATAATGTCAAAGATTACACAGAGCTATATTGAAGCCCGCAGGGACGGTATCAAGTGGTTAAATTCCAATAAGCGGGATTATAGTACCGGAGTGAATATCCTTACCCGTTCTGGGTATAAGGGCTTTGTCGCCGCACGTCTTGCACGCCAAGGTGAAAAGCCGCATACCCGCGAGAAGCTGGAATATGAGATCCGGCAGATGATTAAAGTCTGGTACCATCCGGATGATCCGCGTTTTGAGGATGTGGATCTGGCGGATGATGCAGTGCCGGGTAATGACGGCCGTTCCGAGACGGTTCCGGAAGAAACGGCGGCGGTCATTGTTTTCATTGCGGAAAAGGAACTGGCACGTGAAACGGATGAACAGCCGGCCTACCCTCCAGTGATAGCCAAAATCATCTATGATTTCCGGGATTGCTATAATGAACGTTCACGGCTGCACCGGTTACTTGCCGAACAGGGTGAGAGCAATATAGCGGCTGTATGTGCACAGCGTAAGGATATTGTTACTCGTATAGCCTCTCTCTCCAATCGTATGACATTGCTGGCTGCCATCAAACAGCAATATGAGCAGAAAAAGGAGTTGCCGACTGATGAACAGCTGGACGAACTCTATAAAAAAGTGGATGCTGCTGAAGAGAAGTCGGAAAAGGAAGATGAGCAGACGGATATCAGTTCCCTTTCCGTCGAAGAGCTGAAGAAAGCGAAGTCTAATGCCAAGAGTAAGATTACCAAGGCAAAAAACATGTTGCTGTATTCTTCAGAGAGCAAGCCTAAAGACGGCAAGGAAAACCCGCTTCCAGACTGTCCGAAACGTGTGAGATACGAGAAGAAGGTCGCTGATCAGGAAGCATTGGTCGAGAAAATAGAGTATAGACTGGCCGAACTGCAATAATGTTGGTATGTTGCAGCGATATGAATGAGATGCCGGTGGAGAGCATGAAGGACAATGCGCTCCCTCTCCGCCAAACGGATGCGGCAGCCTCCGACCATGACTTGGTTGCAGAGAAGCTGCTGCATCCGGACGCTATGGGGATGCTGGTACCCGGCAGGGATAAGCATTTCTATTCTTCCGGAGCATTTAACCTGATCCAGTTGATTTTATATATTTTGAAGCAGACCGGTCCGGCACACCTGTTCTTGACTACTTACTCCATCTCGATGGATAGTATCAACGCCCTTCGTCGTAAAGTCGAAACGAATGAACTGTTATCTGTACGGTTCTTAATAGACAACCGTGTACGCAGCATTTCACCGAAACCATTCGACTATCTGGTAACTACATTCCCGGACAGCTACCGCTGCCTGGCACTACATGCAAAAGTGGCGTTGCTGTATAACGAAGACTGGAAAGTCACGGTTGTGGGGAGTCAGAACGCTACCCACAACCCGAAGTTGGAGAGAGGTATCATCCATACCGGCGGCGATATTTTTGATTTTGACTTTAAAATGCTGAATGATGAATTTAACGCAGCAACAACTTGATGAAATTGAGAAAATGGCATACCGGCTCATTCCTCCGGGCATGATTGCAATTAATATCGGTGTGGATGAGACGGATTTTCTTGCAGAACTTCGTACTCCGGGCACTGAAGTTCGGACAGCTTTCTACCGGGGACATCTCAGACAGATGGTTGAAGTACGGGAGGCTATCATCAAGTCCGCCATTAACGGCAGCAATCCGGCACAACAAGAACTGATCAAGTTCTTTAAATCGCAAAAGCAATATCTTGAGTATGAGTAGCAACTTGACAACATCCAAAAGTAAATCTGCATTGGAGGAACAGTCATATGAACTCATCCGGCAGCACATCATTGATCCGGAAAACAGTCCGTTGCCGGAGCATCTTCGGGTGCAGTGCAATCGGGTATTGCAGATAGCCCGTTTGCTTGACGATTATCCCAATGAGAGCCATATCATCAATATCATGTTGGCGAAATATCGGATTTCACGTACACAGGTACGTAAGGATATCGCTTTGGCAAAAGAGTTATTTAAGACGCAGCATCAGTTTGACTGGGATTTCTGGTTTGCTTGGATGATCAAGGACCAGATTCAGCTTATCCGGGACTGTAAGCTCAGGGGTGATCTGAAGAACTGGAACAACGCTAAGAAAGTGTTGCATCAGATGATTGGCGAACGTCCGGCTTCGGTTGAGGATCCGCGACGTATGGAGAAAAATGTGATTAATATTCAGATAAACAATATGGGTAAAATGGTGAACATTCCGCTGGATGCCATCCGCAATCTTTCACAGGAAGAGCAAAAAGTCCTTGTGGATTCAATGTACACACCTATTGACGATGTGCAGGCAGAAGAAATAATGAACTCATAAATATAACAGCCTTGGGTGGGCTTTGTAAAACCCATATACATATTATGAAAGAAATAGAATTAGGCGACAAAGTTCGCAGTAGTGTATCTGGCTTTTCAGGGACTATAACCGCTAGATGCGAGTACTTACATGGTGTAACAACGTATGCTGTTACAGCCCCTGAGCCGTTAAATGGAGAAGTTAAAACCGAATGGTTCGCAGCCTCTGAACTCATAATTGAAGAGTAAGAGGCTTAGCAGGTCTCGGAATGGTTCTACTTTTCCGGGTTCTGTTAAATTAATACTTTCAAAACAGATTAATCATGAAGAAACTGACCAATAAACGCCTGATCTCTTATCTGGCTGACCATAAACATATTGATATGGTGTCAGTCAGCAAGACACAGATTGTTTGTACCGTATCCGCTAAGTTCAAACCGGATGAAGTGAAAAAACTATTAGATGATACAGGACAGCCAATGCCCCGTATGACTTCATCAGAAGGTGTGAACTACATTGTTTTCCCACGTTATTGATGTGACAGGACAATGGACGAAAACGTTTGGGAAGAGGTTATACAGGTCAATCCGGCACAGGCGGCATTTCTGGTAATGCCGTACAAGAACGGGTATGTCATCTATTCACGTGCAACAGGTAAATCTTTTATTACCGGTGCCGTGATAGATGACAATATCCGCCTGATGCCGCGCGGTATTACCACGCTTACCCAGGCTACCATTGGTCAGGCGTTGACTAAAACATTGCCTTCAGCATTTAAAATGTTGGAGATGCTCGGTTACAAGCAATGGGATCCGGTCAGCAAGACCGGTGATTATGTGGTGTGCCGCAGGCCCATTGAGGGATGGTACAAACCTTACGAACACATCATGTCGTTTGAGTATGGTATCAGCTTCAGCAACGGGCACATGCTTTATATACTCACACAGGGCGGTAACAGCCGCGGACCGAATGCTGACTACAACATCACTGACGAAGCGTTGACGCTCGATAAAGAGAAGTTCGATCAGGAGGCGGCACCGACCAACCGGGGCAATGAACACATCTTCGGACGCAAGTCGGAGAATCCGGTTCTGAAGCACCATGGCAATACCTTCCTTTCTTCTATGCCTTACACGCCTGAACAAAAATGGCTGCTTGAACCGGCTAAGTATTACGAGGAAGAGAGGGGCATCCGGCTATTCGATGTCTGGAACAAGATTGTGCGGTTACAGATGCAGCTCATTGATGCAAGGATTGCGAATGATGCGGGACTCTTCAAGGAAATCTGGAATGAAACCGTCCGTCTCAGGCAAAGTATCACACCGTTCGTCTCACGCGACGGCACGCTCTTTATCCTTGGCTCTATCTTCGACAACATCGCCAATGTAGGTATGAACTATATCCTGAACCAGTACAAGGTGATGGATAAGCTTTCCTTCATGATCGAGATCCTGAATTTCATGGTGGATAAGATTGATAGCTGTTACTATCAGTTGGATGAACGGCACGTGTATTACAATGCGACCAATGACAGCTATATACGTGACTTTGCGGAGGATCACAACTACAACTGGCAACAGCTTGCCAACAACGATGACAGCCGGCGTGATCTGGACTGCAACCCTAACCAGCCGATAGAGCTGACGCCTGACTGGGGTTCTGCCGCTTCGTTCCTTGAAGTGGCGCAGGAACGCAATTATGATTTCGTGACGAAGCTGCTGACACGTGAGCCGGTGGATAACAATATCAACGAGTTCTTTGTCAAGCGTGACGAGGAAGACGATACAATGGTCAACGCGCTGATGGATAAGTTCTGCCACTATTACCGTAACCATATCAACAAGCGCTTGCATTATTACCGTGACCGCTACGGGGATGCACGTCGCGCCAACAATAAGAAATCCTATAACCAACTTGCCATTGAGCGCCTGGAGAAACACGGGTGGACGGTAGAGCAACACACCCATGCGGGCATGGAACCGCCGCAGCATGATAAATATCTGTTGTGGGCTTCTATTCTGGCGGAGAAGGACGAACGTTTTCCGAAGAAGCGTTTCAACGGCTCGAAATGCAAATACACGCTGATCTCCATGAACAACACACGCGTTATTGAAGATCGTGAAGGACGGTTTGCCAAGGATAAGCGCAGCGAACGTAACCAATCCATCCTTCCGGAAGAGGCAACGCACTTCGGTGATGCGGTCGATAAACGTATATGGACGAAGTACGGGCATTTGCTCAGGCAGGCTTATGGGTTCGTTGATGCGCGTATCTGATTAACTGCACACATTCGCAACAGCAATCGCAATACTTATAGCAGGACTCGCAACGATTGAGGACCGAACGCCGCACCGGAGGACTGGCGGAGGGTGTTTTCTTTGATGTAAAAATATGTTACTTTTGTCATATTTCCTTACTTTTTGCGACTTCTTTTGCGCCTTTTGTTAGGGCGCGGTAGGAAGAAACTTCCGTTTCTTTTTCCATTCGGATGGAAAACAGGGTATTGTGTATTCATTTTCAAGGCAATAGATTTTTTATAACATTCATTAACAGAGTCCCCGGCGCGTGCAAAATCCGTACTGAAGAAATAGGCAGGCAAATCTATTTCCCCAGTACGGATTTTGCACGCGTATAGAGGTAGGAAGCAACGCTTCCTTGTGTTTGTTTGCACCCATGCAGGTCCCCCGGTCTTTTTCTATATCTAAGGTAGAGACCGGTAGAGCGGTATAGTTTTCAACTATGTATTTTCAGGCTGTTTCCTTTTCTGATTCTCGCCCTTTATTTCTGTCCCCTATCACTACGCAGTTTCGCTTTTTTGTGCTGCAAAGGTAAATGTTGACGTCACTGGCTCAAGTTCAAGCTGGCGTTTCATAAAAAATCTCCACCCTTTGGGTAGTATTCAAGCCGTTCCGGTTTTCTGAAAAACTTGCTCCTGTTCCTTACAACACCTTTTGATGCAGCGTAAAAAAGGCGAAACATACCGCGTAGCGACAGGCGACGCAGAAAAAAAAAGCTCCAATCAGGGAAACAGCCAATAAAAGGCTCACACCCGGAAGCTCAAGGTTCAATATAAAATTTGCAGATTATGAAAACATTTACTTACAAACAGGCTATCGAGGTTCTGAACAAGTATTTCAAAGGGTACAGAATACTCAAAAAGTTTGACGGTATCAGAGAGTTAAGCATACTCTTTCAAGATGCAAAGGGCAAAAAGTGGGAACTCCTTTCAACGGGTGATCCCTATTTCCAAACCGTAGAGGATTATGTGATTATTGAGGCATAACATTCTAATATATAGCATTATGACAAAAGTAAGAGATGAAAAGAAAGAGCGTGAAGCACGCTTGCAGAAACGGGAATAGTTAAAGGTATTATCACAGTCTTTGGTAGCCCGTAGAAATTTAGGTGAATATATGGGAAACGAAGACGACACAGTAAACGGTCTGTTGCGATTTCATTACGCTTGCAATGGGTACACCAATCTAAAAACTTTCAGGGAGTGGAAAGAAGCGGGTTACACCGTTCGCAAGGGAGAAAAAGCCCTGTTGATATGGGGAATGCCCGTGACTTCAAAAGCGGAAAAGCAGCGCATTGAGGAATTGAAAAAGCAGGGTAAGGAAGAAGAAGCAAAAGAGGATTTTTTTCCCTTGTGTTACCTCTTCGCAGAAAGCCAGGTACATAAGTTAGATAAATAGTTGAACACTATTATATAAATCATTAATTATTAACTTTTTAAATTTTACAAAAATGGAAAATCAAACAGAAAAACAAGTTGAGAGAATCGGTAATGAAGTAGCAAAAGCAGTTGAAGCCATGAAAGAGGCAGGCCAGCAAGGCAAGGAACAGCCCACCAATGAACCAAAGCCGACCGATACGCCCAAAGGTAAGGGTAAGAACTCTAAAAAGGATGAAGCGGCCAAGTTACAGGAAGAAATCAACCGCAAGACAAAAGAGTTAGAAAAATGTTTGGCCGACCTTGAACGGAAAAAAGAAATTTCCCGTAACCGCACAGCATTTATCAATGCTATGGATAAATTAGAGGAAGCAGCGGAGAAGCTGAAAGAGGAAAACACCTTTGAAACAGCGTTCTATAAACTTCGCTTTGCGGAAGTTTCGGGATATAGCAACAGCAATGACATTTTTACCATTTCCAACCGTTTCTTATTGGAGGAATTTATAAAGTTTATGAAAAAGAGAATACAGTTGAAAATTGGAGAATTGGAGCAGCTTTTAATCAGTGAATAAATGGATATAGCCCGCTTTCGGGCGGGCTATATAAAAACAGAAAGGAGATAAACATGAGTGTAGCTTGTATGCAAGATATATATAGATGTGATACCTGCAAATCAGCGTCAGATGAATACGGAAGGGGATGTAAGCATGGTATGTTGTTTCCCTTACTTCTTCTTATGAGGAATTGTAATCAATGCCCTAATTATGAATTAGATATTAAAAAGATAAAAATCCATTTAAAAAAAAGGATATCATGAAAAATAATTCTGGGACGGGTGCAGGGCGGCACCCGCTTCCGTTTGCTCGCACACTCGCAAACGGAAGCGGGTGTAAAGAGGTATTTTTGTTTTTCCGTTCCTTCAACCACGGAGGGGCTTTTTTTGTCCTATGAAAGCGGATGTTATGATTTTACCTTTGTGACAAAAAAAGATATGATACGTTTCATCACCAAGTTCGTCGGTACCTATGGATATGATTCCCTGAAGGAGTTCTTTCTTTCGGTGGCACCCAGTTTCAAATACAACCTGCAACTGCCGGCTATTTCCTTCAGCGCAATCACTGCTGTAATCAGTGAATGGATAGGTATCACCCCGCTGCTGGCGATGGCTATGCTGATCGCCATTGTTTCCGAGATGTGGACGGGCATCAAGGCAAGCAAGATCCGCGGCATAGGATTTGAATCCTTCCGTTTCTCACGCTGCATCATCAAGCTGTGTATATGGCTGACCATCATTTATATCACTCACTCATTCTATCTGGAGAGCAAGGCAGGGTCGGAAGAAAGCTTCATCATGCTGCTGGCTACCCTGTTCTTTTCCATTGTCAAAGTGTTCGTTATGACCTGGTTCTGTGTGGAGCACGTGACAAGCATATTGGAGAATCTGGCGGTTATTGACGGCAAACCTAAAGATACGCTGATCAAGCAGGTGGGAATATTGTGGGCGACGGTTACAGACAAATTTAAAAGAAAGGTCGATGAAACGGAACGTTAGTTGCATGTTGCTATGTGCGTTTATAGCACTTCTTTCCGGTTGGGCAGGTTACCGGCTTGGGGCCCGGCACCGGAGTATTGTTTGCACTCCGGAAACGGTAATCAGGCATGATACGATACGCCCTGATATTCCTGAACCGGAGGTGATTGTCCGTGAGGTACCCACAGAAGTGGATACGGCGGCTATACTGGCCGACTATTTCTCGGAGAAGTATTATCTCGATACGATTATCGAACGTCCTTACCTGCGGGTGGAAATGACCGATATCATATCCCGCAATGCGCTGCTTGATCGTACGGTAGTGGTGGATTACCGGCAGCCGGTCGTTTATAACAATGCCCTGGCTCTGGGATTGGATGCCGGACGTTACAGCTGTGTGTTGTCTGCTGGGTATCGGCGTAAGTCGTGGGAGTTTAGGGCGGGATATGACTTATACAACAGGTCGGTGGTGTTGGGTATATCTAAAGATCTGTGGAGATGGTAGCGAATTTGGTCAATAACACGTATCTGTTTTCCGCCGATATGGAGGATATCCGTATTACGGACGTACATGAGAAACTGGCTTTCAAGATGACGGTGGACGGACAGGAGGCGCTTTCTGAAGTGTACTATCCGGATAGTGAGAATGCAGTCGTCATTTGTGATCCCGGCACCATCATCAATGAGTATTTCGTACGTCCGGAGCTGGGTAGCGGTGATGACTGGATAGCCCTGCCACCCATGACGGTACAACTGTCTCTTTCAGACAGCGAGGCAGCGGTTGAATACACGCTATATGTGTTCCACTCAAGATACCGTGTGTCTTTCGAGCCGCTGACCGGCTTCATATTTTATTCTCGCTATAAAATCAAGCATATCAGGCAGAATTCGATTGATTACCTTTCCTTTTTTGTGTCTGACAAGACAAAAGTGTATTTGGATATCATCTATCTGGAGTCCGGCAACAGCGTCAAGAAAACCGTTGAGTTGCAACTGTCCGATGCCAACCGGATGATGGCATACAACATGAGTCCGGCCAAGGTGGGTAAACTCGCAGGTCTCAGGGCTGACAATATCTTATCGTATGATGTACGCATCACCGATGGCACGTTGACGGACCTTGTAAGGTATGTCATTGATCGGAAAAGCCATCGTGAAATACACCAGTTTCTTTATTACAATGTATTCGGATTACCGGAATCCATATCATTCTCAGGATTGGTACAGTTTAGTCCGGAACTGGAGGGAGATATCGCGGACATGGTGAAGCTGAAAAGGAGATTCAATCCGTTTTTCAATGATCTGCGCACGGTCAACACCGGGTATTTGGACGAAAACAAGTACAAGGCCCTGATAGACATGCTTACCTCCCCGGTACAGCGGTGGTATGACACGCCTTCTTTACCGATGGAGATCATCATCACAGATATTGACTTTACCCATACAAAAATGGGAAATCAGCGGGTAAACGTGAATCTGACCTTCTGTCCGGCAAGCCGGAGGCATCAGGTATTTGACAGATACTCGTTTGGTGGCGGTATCTTCGATTATACATTTGACAGGACATTTGAATAATAATATACAATGGAAACAATACGCAGAAATTTAGCATTGGCCGACATGGATATCCGCAGGGATGAGCACGGGAACCGGCGTGTCTTTTCGATAAAATTCGTCAGTAAGGAGGGCAAGGTTTACTTTATCCCGCAGGCATACGCCTGTGGAGCCGGACGCATGAACATGAAGGAATATCAGCTTCGTGGGGTACAGCCCTGCGACTGCAAGGGCAACCCCGAAGGGCATCCTTATCCGGTGGATATTGATCTGATACTGGAGTATAACAAAATGAAAATCGTATTCTGATGAACATACTGTTTAATTCAAGCGGTATTCCCCTGTTGATGCAGTCCACGTACATATTCGGTGAGACTACGGGAACTCCGCAGAACGAGATGAAGGACCGTGCCCGGATCCTGTCGCCATACGACTTGTCGAATGTCAGCTACATAGACATCGACGGGCTGAAGATACGCCCATGGGGAGACGAGAACGATTTCCCGCAGAAGGCGGCCGAAGAGATCGGAAACACCAGTGTGCTCAATACCGGATTGAAGTTTCTCCGGAACCTGACACTTGGTCAGGGTATTTATCCTTGTACGGTGAACGGTTACGATGATGGCGGCAACGAAATACTGAAGCCGGTTACGGATAGCCGGGTACAAGCTTTTGTCGCTTCCAGGAATGTAAGGCGTTACATGGAGAAGGTGCTGCGGGATTATCTGAAGTTCGGCAATGGAGCTGTTCAGTTCGTTCCGTCAGCAGCCGGCAATTCTTTTGCAGGCGTCAATCCGGTTAATGCACTTTACCGCCGTTACTCCGAAGTGGATGAGTATGGCGCCTGTAAGTGCATTGTTTCCGGATATTGGCCGCAGCATCCGGGCAAAGGGCAATACACCACATTGGAGGTATTATCTGAATATGATCCGCAGATGCATGCTGAAGTGTTGCGGTTTGCCGGGAAGATGAAGAACGGATTCATCCTGCCGGTGCGTGATAGTTGGAGTAACGATGACCTTTACGGTATGCCTGTCTGGTGGCCGGCATATGTTTGCGGGTGGGTGGAAATAGCTCATCTCATTCCTCATTTCCTCAAGAAAGCATACAAGAACCAGATTACCTGGAAGTGGCATGTACAGATACCGTATTCTTATTGGGAGAAGAAATACCCGTCCAAGGACTATTCCGTAGCAGAACGCGAAGCGGCCATTCAGAAGTATATGGACTCGGTAGAACAGAATCTCTGCGGGCCGGACAATGCGGAGAAACCTATTTTCTCACATTATGCCGTCAATGAGATGAACGGCAGGATTGAAGAGGAATGGAAAATCAAGCCGTTAGAGAACAAGTATCAGGGCAGCGACAACCTTCCGGTATCGGCAGCCGCCAACTCCGAGATATTGTTTGCCTTAATGGTCAATCCCAATGTGCTCGGTGCCGGTATGCCGGGCGGTACATACGCCGGCAATCAGGGCGGTTCCAATATTCGTGAGGCGTTCCTCGTGAACATCGCCAACGCCTGGATTGACCGACAGAATATTCTGGATCCGATTGAACTCTATATAAAAATGAACGGTATGCCGGAGTGTGAGTTGCGTTTCCGCAATACCATTTTAGTAACCCTTGATACCGGTAGCGGTACCAAAAAAACGTTGAGCTAATGATATTCAGTGCAGAGAAATGGAACAAGGGTGCCGAACTCAAGGCACTGATGAAGGTGAATACCGCAATTTCGTTCGATATGATGGAAGCACCGCTTCGGAGTGCTTTCCGGCAATTCCTGATTCCGTTGCTGGGGGATGTGATGGCGGGCGAAGTGATTGAGATATATAATTTCGGTCCGGATCCGGATGTGTTGGAACAGAATACTGAAGGGGCTACCGAACGGGAGAAGCTGGATGCCCGGCTGCTTGAGATCTGCAAACGGGCCAACGCGAACCTGGCTTTCTGGAATGATTTCGATGAAATCAGCGTCCGGATCACGGATGCAGGATTTCAACGGCAGAAGTCCGACAATGAATCTTTTCAGCAGGTGTACAAATACCAGGAAGACAATCTTCGTATGTCTTTCCGCAACAAAGGGTTTAACGCGCTTGATGAGCTGCTTGAGTTCCTGTATGCGCATATAGCAGAATATCCGGAATTTGCGACCTCACAGGCTTACCAGGACCGCAAATCCGCCATTGTCCGCAGTACCGCAGATATAAATGATGTCTGTTTCATTGGCGGCAGCCGGATTATCTTCCTGCGTTTGCAGCCGCATCTGAAATTTGTGGAGGAAATGTTGCTTCAACCGGCTATCGGTGACAGGCTCTATGAGCATCTGATTGACGGATTGGTTAATCCACCTGAAGATGGAGAACAGCGGAAGAATGTGGAACGTTTTCGCCTGGCCTGTTCCCGCTACATCGGAACAATGGCCGTCAGACGGCTGTTGATGGAGACGGGTAGTATTACGGACCGCGGGCTGTACTTCACAACAATCCGATCAGGAGAGAAGGGCAATGAGCAAAAAGAACCGGTGGACACTAAACGCGTAGCCGTACAGATACAGAACCTGAAGGTGGATGCCGATATGTACATGACTGCATTGTTGCGGATTGCCCGTAGTTATTTTGCTGACTATTATGCCGGTGATCCACGAAGGATATTCGACCGGGACAATGACCGTAAACGTACATTCTGGATATGAGACAGCTTCGTATTGTTTATCGCAGCTTCGGTGTCCGTCGTGAGGTTATACGTCAGGTACCGCAGAAATGGGAAGAATTGACACCGGATCAGTTTCTGCTCGTGTCACGGTTTTACCTTCAGGAGATGGATGAGTCTTCATTCTTGAAAGGCTTTTATTCCCTACCGTCCGGAGTTGGCTTTGACAGTTATTATATCTATCGCCTGAGTGAGCTGCTTGAGTTCATCAGCGACTGTCGTGTCCGGATGGACCGTTTCATCCTTCCTTGTGTAGCCAGACTGAAAGCGCCGGGTGACCGTCTGAAAGGGATGTGTTTCGAGCACTTCATGCACGTGGACACGGCTTTCAACCGCTATGCACGTGACGGCAAGGATGCTTCACTGGATACTTTCGTATCGATGCTGTACCTGAAGGATAACGAATATATTGTCCTACCGGCGGGTGGGAAAAACGGCTTATTTAGCAGGCAGAAACCGCTGATACTGCAAAAACGGCTGTCGGAAGTGGCGAAGATAGACAGGTATGTCAAGTATGCTATATTCCTGAACTATGTTTTTGTCAAAAGGTGGCTTTCCAAGGCGTTCCCTTTCCTGTTTCCATTGAATGATGAACCGGAGAAGAACGACAAGAAACCGCCCGCGCCATCGGTCAACTGGCTTGATATCTTCGATGCCTTTGTTGGTGATGATGTGGCGGTGATGGAGAAATACCAGGCAATGCCGGTAGCAACGGCATTTCGCCTGCTCAATAAAAGAATACGTGATGCTCAAAAACAGAAGAAATGACATTTTCAGAGTACATAGAGAGTTTGGCCGAAAGACACGTTGATATCCGGCATAAAGAGAATAACGAGGTACATTTCCTTTCATCCGAACGGGAGAAGCACACGGCACTGGACAGCGTACTGCATTATCCGGCGGTGATTCTGGATCGTGGCTCAGGGTTCGGATATGGCGGTGTTCCGGGGGCATATTTGAAGGATCGTGATTATCTGCTCTTTGTATTGGAACATGTGTCTGATACTTCAGACTACGAACAGATAGAGGCCGCACTTGACAAGTGCGAGCGCATTCTTGATGAGATGCTGAACCAGGTACTTGAAGACAAACGGAAGAACCGCCAATGGGTTGCCTTTTCACTTGAAGAGGTAGAAGCGGATTATGTGGTGAATATTGATAGCCAGCTTTATGGGGTGATCGCGGCAATACACTTGTCGCAACCCTATAAGGCTGTTAACTGTAGGAAGGCATTCAACTGATATGGCAGATACGATTGAAACACTTAAAGAATTAGCCCGGCAGGTACGATATGCCACCCAGGAGGGAGAAAACACGGGAGAACGTGTTGGGCGTACCTTGGTGGGCATTTTGAATCTGTTATCACAGTGTTCTTTAGAAGAACTGAATAAAATCTTCCTTCATAAATCCAAACCTGATGAAACGCCTTTCTTACTGAAGTTATTTGGAGGTACTGTAATAGGTGAAGCTATAGACTCTCTTACAGCAGGAAAAGGGATAATTGCCGATATTTTTGGGCGTATGCAGTTGTCGCGTCTGGAAGTCCGTGATGCGCTTGTCGTGCTGCGCTTAATTATCAATGAAATTCAGGCAATGTCCGGTGACTTCTCTTTCTCTGATTGTGGCACTATTGAAAAGGTTGAGCTGTTGGATGATGGCACTTACCGGCTTACTATGGAGAAACGAACAGATACAGATTGGACCACATTAGAGGAAAACGACGTATTATGTTCTATCGTTAACTCGCTGTTGATCGGAGGTACCGACTATTATACTTCTTGGTTTAGACCAGTATCGAAAAACCGCAATGATAATACCATCACTGTAGTTCTTTATCCCGACAGCGAAGTGCCGGGCGGCAAGAACTACCCACCGGTTGAAGGGTATAATGTGACTCGCAAAGGTAATGCGAAAGTACCGGATGCTGGTGAAGCTCCGAACGAGCGTGCTCAAAGCTGGCTGCTTTCATCCCGTGAAGGCAGGATCATGTTTTTGCAGAATGTATTCAAACCGATTCTCGAAGATTACAACTATGCGTTGACTCTTGGGCGCTTTCCCAACGTAAAGATGATAGAGAAGCTTCCTATCGGCTCTACCGACGTCGGTGTCATGGCTAAAATCGGTGTTTTTGAAAAGATCTATGAAGCTGACTGGAATGGAACGATTATCCCTAAAAAAGTGGATCGAGGTGAATGGTCTTTGGAAACCGCCCAGGGAGATGAACCTTACCGATTTGTAGACTATGAAACTCTTTTAGAGAATCAGAAGGTAATAACTACACTGGAACAGCATACTGCTTATCATTATGGCTGTAAATGGGGATGCCTGATTGATAAAACGACTGAAGAACCTAAATGGAACTCCGCTGGTTGGGTATTGCTCGAAGGGGATAAGAACTACTACTTAGATTTCATTGCCCCCGGTAGCGCAAAACGCGGTCAAGTAAATATGGATATAACTGCATGGATTAAATACGCCAATCGTGACATTACTAATGTGTTACTGACTACTACAGGTGTGTCGATAGAGTGGCTTCGTGATACCGGTAATATTCCAGCTGATAATAGCTGGAAGCCTGTCTATGTGGACGGTCAAAAGAATGTGATACACATTGATAACACTGATGAGCATGGAGTAGGATTAGGTTTTGGTTATGATTATCAGAGAGTCAAGTTTATTTGCCGGGTATTTATTCCGGTAGGTGAGAAGATTGAGACAGTAGAAAATTATGTTGGATTTAGAATATAAAAAAGATGGCTATACAAACCCAACCCAAAGACGTACAGGTACATATTGATCCTTATTCTTTCCTGGCAGAGATACAGGTTCTATCCGGTAATCCTGTACAGAACTATAACAAGGATACGAACGACTACGAGCCGGATCGCTCGCTTATTCCTTGTGTACTCATGCCTTACATATCTGTTCAGGACCCGGAAGGTTTGATGAACGGCAGCCAGGCAATTACCGGTGCCGAATGGTATGAAGGTGCTCCAAAATCAGATGGCAGTAATCGTATTGTTAACAATGATGATTATGTCATATCTGCCACAGGTAGACCTACTTATTCTTTGACGGTAAAGAAGAATGTGGATTATAACAATCCGATAGAGCTGCATTGTATCTTTTCTATCACGGACAAGCGAAAAAATACCCAGGAGAAGTTTGAGCGTAGCATTGTGCTTCGTACCAGTATATTTGACTCAAACAATTACTCTTTGAAGATCAACCGTCCCAAAGGCTGGACAATCAACCCTCTTGAGGTGGTGCCAAACAGTAAAGGAGAATGGCTGTATGATATAACTGCACAAATATACTCCGGTGAGGATATCGTGGCTGATGCCAATGCTGCTTTCTGGTGGCAGATACTTGACGGCACAACATGGCGTGACTTTACCGATGATGAATTAGAGGTCTTTGTCTCCGGTAAGAATGCAGATGGTACCTGGAGTAAAACACTGACGCTCGATGCCCGATTCTTCAGGAATATTTCTGTCCGTGTTCGTGGAGCGTATTATACTGGTACGCGCCCATCTTCTCCGACTTCGGACGAGATGCAGGCGACGACTTCCATCAAAGTGGAGATGCCGGGGACATTACGTGCCGACATTCGGCAGACGAAAGGTATCAAGATCAACTCTCGCATGAATACCACTGTAGGTTACGAGTGCATATTGTCTTACAACAAGCGGCTGATTGACAGCAGCAAGGACAGCCTGTTCGTGATTGACTGGTACGCGAAATCCGCCAAGGCCGGCAGTACGGCAAAAAATGTCGGTCGCGGCAGGACGGTGGAGTTCGTGCCTTCCGCTTATTCGTTCGATCCCTTATATCCCATATCGGTATATGCTTCAGTGAGGATGTACGCGGTAACGGCATTGGTGACTACGAGCGACAATAAAGCCCTCACCACGGGTGACGGCAAATTGATTATAACATCTAAATATGAATAGCTTATGAATTATCTGTTAGTGAAACCTGAAGAACTGGACGGGCAGGGTTACGATTACAAGTATGCGGAACGTATTCCGGACGGCCGTGTAATCCTGCCGCTCAGTGCTTTGAAGGTGCTTTCCAATTTCAGCCCTGAAATCCTTTCGGATGACAAGTTGAAAGCGCTGATTAAAGAGCAAAAGGAGAGTGGCCTTTATGATCCTCCCCAAGAAGATGAGGACAACAATAGTGAAGAACCGGTAACTGGTGGAAGCAGTAGTGATAGTGAATCTCCGGAAGAAGATATCACTACTGAAGAATCGCCCGAAAACCCAGTTGAACAGGAAGGGGGTGACGTATGAATCTTGAAGGAAGTTTTACCCTTATTGCCCTGATGGATGGTACTACCATCAACGGAACACTTCGTGTAGAAGGCACTCCGCTTGTACAGAGGTATAATAAAGGAACGGTTGTTTTTATACCGGACTTTACTGCACTACCCGAAAACGGCCGTCCGACTGTCGTTGTTATTCTGCGTGATATTTCTGACGGTAGCATTCTTGTACCCAATACGATTGAGTATCGTTACAATGACTTGTTACTGACATTTGACAATAACGGTTTGTCTACGAACTCCGGTATGGTCGGTTATTTCAAGAAAATAGACGCTTACAGTACTACCATTGGCGGAGCTACTTATAAGGTACCAGCCCTGCGTGTAATGAAGAATCTTGTACCCATCTCCGGGTATGACAATGACCGGATCACTGTTTCAGGTACTGTTGAAATCTCCGGTTCCTCTATCGGTTTCAATGCGTTGTCCAAGGAGGTTGTCATTCAGGAATCCACCGGTAACCAATACGATGTCTTGATTTCGAATAACAAGGGGTCTCAGCTTCTTACGGCCGGGGAGTCGTTAACTGATACAGTCCGTATCTTTAAGGATGGCGTTGAAGTCACTGACTACACCGGCTTTACTTTCCAGTGGGTGAAAATGCTTGGAGCAGGTGACACGAACTGGGGTACATCTCGCACTCAAGTGGTTTCTACCAATGATGTGGATAACGTACTTAAATTGCGCTGTGATGTGAAGAAAGACGGTTCATTGGTTGCCTCCGGCTATGATGAGATTACTGACTTTTCTGATCCCTATTACGCATTGCTCAAGATAACAGGTATCAGTGGAAATGTGGTTAAAAAAGGCGAGACTGCAACAGTCACACCGGTAGCGGTAAAACGTAGCACGGGTGAGGAAGTTCCTTCGCTCATTACAACCTGGACATTCTCTCTGAAAGATAACGCCGGCGTCGCATTCATCCTTACTGGTAAGAGTGCCGCCACATTTACGGGAGCCAATGCGAAGATTACTTTTGAAGACATGGTTCGTGCTAAGATGGGGTTATCAGGCTCTATTAGCGGTACTGCATAAATTGTATGATAATATGATACTGACAGAAACATTCTATTTGGTTGCTGAATCTGAACGCCTTTGGATTGGTGTCAATCCAGAGACGGTATCTTTGGATGCTAATAACGTACAGGCTGCACCGTTACAAGTCCGGTTCTGGGCCGGTGAAGGGAGTAATAAGGTGGCCATGTCTGCCTATCTCACGTTCAGGGTTGAAAGTGTCGTGGGGAGTAGTGTCACGAAATTGTTTGAGGACAAACCTGTTTCAAAGGTCAGTTCTTATGACTACACTATTCCTTCAGATCAGTATGCTACCGCTAACCGTATCAGTATCTATGCTTATGAGGATGCTGCACGGACGAAAGAGATTGATAGCAAGCAGGTGAACATTATTGCCGCCAATCCTACGCCTTTTCCGCGTTCGGAAGGTTGGAATGTGGACAATGTGTATAAGAACGGAGAGTATCTGAAGGAAGACAATGTGTTGTACATGTGGACCAGCCGCGTTCCTGGAAATACGGAGATTAGCCCGAAGGAATGGATTGAAGCTCATCAAGAGAGTGGACTGTGGACGCCTTATCCTTACGACAAGTTAATTGCGGCCGAGATTGCTCTCCTTAATTTCGCTTTGATAGGCTCGGCTGTATTCCAGGATGAATATATGATATCGCAGCAGGGTGTTGATGCATCGGGCAATCCTACCAATGATTTCCGAAAGTTTGGTACGGAGGAGTTTACTCCTAATCTGCTTTTGAATTTTCTCACAGGGTTATTTAAAGGAAACAAAGTAGAACTGACAGGGCAGATTTCTACCGCTTCTGAAGGTAAACGAATCGTTATTGATCCGGTCACTAATAGTATTTCGATGTATGATTTCCTTGGAAATCTTGTTGGAAAGATTAGTTTTTCTACGATAGAAGATTATACTACTCCTGTAATCGAACTATATGATATGACTCCAACAGGTTCTTTGGGTGGCAAGACGACAATTCTGCCTGGTAGTATTACGTTTAGTTCTTTATATTTAGGCGATAATTATACTGTTAATATATCTCCACAACGTATTCTATTTAGAAAAAATCATGTTACAACTAAAGAATATGGCAATAGTTAATTGCTGTATGAAAATTTATAATTACAAAACGAGATTAAAAATTAAATGTTAAATTGGGCTGATTTTCTTGATAGAAAAAACGCCCGTTAAAA